GTAACTTTAATTTCAAGGTCTTGTCTAAAGTCATCCACAGTAGTATCAGTATTGGCATCAGCAACATCGTTATCAAAATCAGTTTTACTAGCATATACTTTGCCTGTTCTTTTGTGTTTAATAATTTCTTTTGCTGTAGCTGGTATTTTTGTTAAATCAGTCATAGTTTTTTATACTATTAAAAATTAATTCTGTCTAGCCTTTTCCTTGCCCCTTGTAGCGCTTAAGACGTTTCTGTCTTTTCTCATCCTTATTGAGAGATTTCTTGTGTTTTCTAGAACCTCTTTTCTTAGGTTTATCTCGTTCATGGTGTTCTTTAAATTTTTTAGCCATTATTTTTTAAAGATTTTATTGCCAATTACTAATATATCGATATTAGAATCATTGAAAAATTTTTTAGCGTCTTTAATATCAGACATTATTGGTTTTCCGTTAATATTAAAACTTGTGTTCAACACAATAGGGCATCCCGTTTTTTTGTAAAATTCATTAATTAAATTATAGTATACTTTATTTGCTTTATCTACACTTTGATATCTACATGTTCCATCTATATGGGTTATACTTTTTAAATTTTCATTATTAACACTACCTACATAAAGCATAAAAGGGTTTTCAATATCAGTATTAAAATATTCTTTAACATGTTCTTTTAATATTGATGCACCAAAAGGTCTATAAGTTTCTCTTTTTTTAATTTGGTTAATTATATTTGTTCCATTTTTTATTAAAGGATTAAATAGTAAAGACCTATTTCCTAAAGCCCTAGGACCTATTTCTCCGTTACCTTGATACCAAGCAACGATACACCCTTGTTTTAAATATTCCGCAGTCTCTTTAAAAGTTTTTTCATCTGGCTTAGTTAAAGGTTCTTCGTCAGATTGAATGTATGGAAAATTATTTAATTTAAATTTTGGTAAATTATTTTTAACTCTTAAATACTCTAAGGCTCCTAATGAAAGACCCTCATCATTACAATGGGGAGGTATAATTAAATTTTTAAATTTATTTTTAAGAGCAGTATTCCATATAACATTCTGAGCAACACCACCTGAGTAAGATATATAGGCATCATAATCTTTATTGGTTACTTCTTCAAAAAAATTAATTAATATATCTGATACTTTATCGTGGACTGTTCTTATCCAATCTAAAGGTTGCATTTCTGCTAACAATAGATTTTCTTTATGCTCAATGTAGTTATTAAAATTAAATAATTTATCTATAGAATAGATATCGTAATTTAAAAACTTTTTAAATTCCGGTAAAATATTTCCATAAGATTGAAGACCCATTAACTTTCCTGCAATATCATAAACTTGTTGTGAATTTATTTTAAAAGTTTTACCTACATTAGCCATAGCTAATCCTAAAGATCCATTTTTGTCTGTGTAGCCTCTTTTATGTATTTTGTCATTTATAATAACAGTCCATGTGTTATTAGCATCCCCAAAACCATCAATTATAATTTCGTATTTTGGTCTTGTTTTATATAATGGCCAACAACTTAAAGCATGGCCAAGATGGTGGTTTATTCTACAAACTTTACTTTCTATAGGTAGGTGTTTGAAATCGGTAGCTGGATAAAATTCTTCGTTATCTAAAGGTAAATTATAAATCCAAGGGTCTACAACAATAGCTATCTCATCTATTTCACTAGACTTAATATTAAATTTTTCTTCTAAATCTGTTTGCCATTCAAATAAGTTATTATATGCGTGATGTTTTTGTTTATATAATCTTTCGGTTTTAAGATAACTAACTTTTTCTCCATCGTATAGAGAGAAGTTACTGTCATGCTCACATAGCCTTAAACCCAACAGTTTTTTAGCCACTATATATCTTCTCTATTTATTTCTAATAATGATGCCACAGCATGTAATTCATTAGCATCCGATGCGGTAACTTTTAATATCTCATTTTCTAATAATATCAAAGGTTCTGTTAATAATTGTTCAGTAGTATTAGAAGCTATTGACTTAACATTAAATAAACTAAATACAGCACTTGCTACATTAGTCAATGTTACAGTTATTGTTGCTGCACTTCCAGCATCATTTGATATTAATAAAGATTTTACAATTGCTCTAGAATTACTAGGTGTTGTATATAAAGTTGTAGCATTTGTTGTAGTTAAATCTACTTTTGCATTTGTATATATATTAGCCATTAAACCAAGCGAACCTCTCTACTTCTTGTTTTAAATCTTCTTGAAAAGAACTATTTAATTGATTCTTCATTGTCTCTAATGATTGAAGAAGTTGTTGTTGATTTTGTGGATCATAATCTGGAGTAGGTTCTGGAATAAAATTAGTTATTTTAGCCATTATCTTTTGCCATCGGGTTGTACATCTGCTCTAAAAGTTCCATATCTCCAGGACTCTCCGCTAGATATATTCTGTATTTTTAAACTAGCTGCTCTCCCCCTAGCTCTAGTATCTATCTTTTGAGTGCTTGAAGTTACCGAGAAAGGCCCCAAAGAAGAACTAACAGCTGTATCTGATGGGTAATCTTTTAATAAAATAGTAACTGTAGCAGTTCCATTTAATCTTTGGAAATCAGGAATAAATCTTCTAACTTTTGTAAAAAATTCTCCATCACCTTCTGCATGTATCATAAAATCTCCAGTTTCGATAAAAGATGAAATTGTTGTAGTTACTCCATTTTCTAATTGATCTACTCCGGTTTCATGTGTCCAAAATGTAGCAGAACCAGAGGTATTTGTCACTCCCTGTATAACAGGAAAAGTAGGAACTCCTGCATCATAAAAAGAAGTTGCATAAGGTTTATTAAATAAATGAGCATCGTAAAAAGATGTTCTAGCTAAAGAACTTGTGTACCAAACTTTTTCTAAGTAATTGTAGGTAACACATCTATCTATTTCAGTAGATGTACTTGAGGGATAGAACCAATTAATTTCATTAAATAAAGAATTATGACTAGCGTATACTAATCTTCCAGCATCATAATTAAATCCTAAGTCTCCTGGATTAGCTGTATTAAATACAAAATCTTCTACTGAACAAGGTATTTTAACAACCGTTCCGTTGTAAGCATTAAAAGAACCTGAATCATCCATCCAATAAACAACACCGTCTACAAAAACAATACTATGAGGACTCATTAAACCGCAATTAGACCCCACCTTTCTAATACTAAAAGTAAAAGGTGTTCCAACATATTGCATAGTATAAGCAGCAGTATCCGTTAAAACTAAAATATAATCTTTTGCTCTTATTGCACCTACAATATTTGTTCCATCATCTATTCTAAAGGTACCCGCTGTGTTAACAGAAGTTGGTTGATAATCACTAAAGTCTTCTTGATCAGAAAATCTTATTAACATTGGGTCAAAACTTGCAGTATCTCCAATTGTTGCTTCTGTCCCTAAATGTATAAAATGTCTATCTGTATCAGATACTGTTGAAGTAATAGTTCTAGTAGGAGCTCCTGACATAATAGTTGCTCGAAGAGATAAAGCATTATTGTTATTGCTTATAGGTTGCCATGTAAAAGTTCTTCCGTTTAATATAGTAGCTGTTAATATTTGTCCAAAATTATCTAAAGCCCAATCAGCAGGTTGTAATCTAATAGTAGAGGATAATGAAGCTGAGCCCCATCCTGTAAAATATTCTACTCCCGCTAAAGTAGCATGAGCTGATCGTGTTCCAGCCACTGCTCTTGTAATTCCTGTAAGATCATTAGTTGAAATACCTGTATAGGAAATAAATTCTGCTCCAACTTTAATTACTCCCGTTGTAGGAAAACCTGCGGTAGAAGTAAGTGTAATAGAAGTTCCCGAACCTCCAGTACCTGCGGTGTTGTCTTGTAATAATCCGTTTAAAGTTGTAGTAAGTCCAGATGCTCCTCCGTAAGATGCTGTACCAAACCCAAAGCCAAATGTTTGTCCGATAGGTCCTACTTTCACATATCTGTTTATAGTACATGCACCTGACGCTGCAACAGTAGTTCCAGCATTAGTTGCCATAGTTATTGTAAATGTATTAATTGTTGCACTGGTTACTTCAAAAGTTTGATCAGTAAAATTAGCCGCGGTGTACCCTGCACCAACTGGTGGGGTTACACTTGTAAAAGTAAAGTAGTCTCCGGCAATCATATTATGCCCTGTTAGGTTTACGGTGACCGTTGGCGAGGTGTTAGCTGTAGTAAACGTTCCTCCAGTTTGCGCTGTCTCTAATGGAGTAATATCATAAAAAGCTCCTCCATAATAAAGATATAATCCTCTTTGAGACCCAAGTGCTACATATCTATTTCCGTCTAAATCTGCCCATTGGTGTTGTGCTCTTACGGCACCGGCTAAGGTATCTGAAGTAATAGAAGACCATCCTCCTATTTTTTCAGGGAAGCCATAACGAAATCTTATAAAATCTCCGTCTACATATTGCCCTTCAGCAGCAGTATCTGTAATTTGCTTGTTAAACCCCGGTTTTATAGTAATTAAATTTAAAGGCATGTTAAATTATACCACAATTTTTACGTTTAGAATATTCGCTACTTAGTTTCTATATTTTGACCTATTTCACTAGTAAGTTTAGAAGTTTTACTATCAAATTTTTTGTTACATTCTATTGCTAATGAAACAAACGTATTAGTACAATGTTTCAAAGATTCAGAGGGTAATAATATTTTTTTCTTTTCCTTAATTATTTCAATCTCTTCGTCAGTAAATACTATTTCTCCTGAACCATATTTATCATTTAATTGATTAATTTTCATAAATTTTCCTATTCAATGCTTTTTGCGGTATCCTCTGACATACCCCAAAAAGGTCTTGTGTCTAAATAACGATCTGCATTCTTACCATTTTTATTTACATAATGCAAGAAAGCTTGTATACAAAAGTCTCCTTGAAACTCTTCTCGGTAATGTGGCAGCTGTCGTCCAAGATATATTACTGCTTCACCTTTATCTAGATGTATTGGTTCTCCATTTATATATATTGGCCATGGTGTGTTATCACTATTAATATTTAACGTCACACTAATTTCACAAGAACGTCTATCTACGTGATTTGATAAAGAAGAAAATTTCGTATAGCATCTCCAAAAAGCATAAGTTGGTAACAGTTCTGTACCAGTTTCTTTTTCCATAAGTGGCAATTGTTTAAGCATCAAAGACTCCATAACCAGATCTCCATAAAACTTAGAATCTGGTATCCCCATTTCTTTTGAGTGATCAAAATTTGTAATATTTGTTCTATGCCTAATTTCACAATAATTACTTAGTAATTTTACCTCATCCTCAGATAAAAAATTTTTTATTTTTTTATAAGTAAAATCTTTTCCTATAATGCCCATGCTACTACCGAATACCTTTCTCCTTTAGTCACAGGCATAACACAATGAGGGTATAAATAATTGCTAGGCCATATTATCATTCTATTTTCTTTCTTTTCAATTGTTGTAATTTTTTCTGAGTTAGGGTACTTAAAACATAAATCTCCTCCCTCGTAATTATCATTAACCATAAATATACAACTATATTGTCTTGGAATTCTTGGGTTATGATCTGTATGAAATTTGTAATGTCCTCCTTTTCCATATTTTAAAACTTGTATATCATCAACAATAAATTCACTATTGAGATTATGAAAATAGTTATAATTAACTATGCAAGTTTTTAAATGTTTTATTAAATAATTACACCATAAAACTTCAGTGTAAGAATTTGTCTTAATATTACGTAAGGCCCAAGTACCTACTTTTCTTACATCTTCATCAAGGAGAGCTTTGTCAGTACCTATTATTGTTGCCCCTTCAAATTTATCATAACTCTTACATATTTTTTTAAAAGAATCTAAAGTTTTTTTTGGAATAACATCATTAAAAACTGTAATATATTTATGTAAATCAAAATCTACTTCCATGATTTTTTCTTCCAAAATATTTTTTTATAGTTATGTACTATGTGTTTGATCATAAAGAATCTATCTTCTAGATATTTTTTGTCACTTTTGGGTTTAATTTTCATTATCCAGTTCTCTCTTTTAAAAGGTATGCATTGAACATAAGGAGTCCCTCTTTCAATAATAGTATCCAATATTTCATACTTATCCCCATTAATCACAATTGGAAAATTTACTTCATTTTTAAAAGTATCTGTATCAACTATACCAGCAATAATTGAAAAACGAGTATCTGTATTATTTAAAGGTGGAACAAAGAGAGTAGAGTATCCAGGTGGTGTTGTTATTATCCATGGATTTAAAATCTTATGAAAAGCTAAATTTTTATTCTTACTTACTAAAGGACTTCCAGCTAGTTGGTCGGTACCATGAAATTCTGGTTTACCTTGATAATTAATATTTATTCTTTCAGCAAGGCTATTCATCATTTGTTGAGCTGAATCAAAACCAGCTTTTTTCTCTCCATTAATTTCAACATTGTGTTTTATTTTATAATCGGTGGCTATTTTTAAAAGATACCCTGTTGTTAGTGTATCTAAAAAAGGCATACAACCTTTTACAGTTTGATTTTCGTAACTATGTGTAAGTTTTTTATACCATTCTGGTATATTAGTTTTTGCAGGGATCGGTAAATTATCTTGATTATTTCTTATAAATTCTTTACTCGCTGAAAAAGTAATTAGATTGTCTAACATCTAAAATGTTTAACACATTTATGGAAGTTGTAAAAGACTTAAATAAGTAATTCCATTATCTTGACAATATTTTTCCCAATTAATAATTGGGTATGTCACAGTTGAAGTGTCAAAAGTATCTAAATAATTACTATAGCTTACAAACTGAGTATATAAAGTTTTACTCTGAGTATTAGCGTTTGCATTTTTAATAAAGTTTTTAATAGATGTATTTACCTCATTTAAATATGTATACAGTTCATCTGCATTTGCAATCTCTCCAGGCTCTGGATTATCAGAAAATGTAACCGTACTTCCGTCTATAGTAAACAGATCTATATTTTGTTTAAATTTTATAAAATCAGAATCACTAATATCTACTACTGAATGATTTGTATTTAAAGCAGTTAACTCATTTTCTTCAGTCTCGTTTGCTGCGATTCTTAATAAATTATTATTTAATGTAATTGCGTAAGCCATTATGAGTTCCCATCATCAAAGTAAAATATTCCACCAGCCCCACCTTGCTCACTAGGAGTTGTAGTTGGACCACCGTTGTTAGCACCAGAAAAGTTTACACCAGGGCCTAAGCCGGCTGCTCCTGAAAATATTGTTCTTTCAGGTAATAAAATTCCACCTGGAGCTGTACCCGCTGCACCTTGGTTTGCTCTGTTTGGTTGGAAAGCAGGTCCACCTGCTATTCCTCCTCCTCCACCATTTGCAGTAAAGTTTCCTACTGTTGATGCTCCCCCAGCATTTCCAGCACTACCACCAGTACTTGGGCTACCTTTATTTCCGCCTGCTCCAAGAGAGTATGCAATTGTTGCTCCACCAGAAGTTGGGCCAGAGAAAAATCCTAAACCACCACTACCGCCTGCTCCACCATCTCTTCCAGGATTCTGAGTTGAAAATCCACCAGCACCGCCTGCGGCACCAGAAAGGTAGGCATAAAAATTATTTGCAGCTGGATTTGCAGTTATGTTACCACTATTAGGGCCGATCTCAGATTTGTGCATAACGTAAGCACCATCTCCACCTGCTCCAGTTGCCGCTGCAGTTAATCTTCCTTGAGCATCTACAGTTATATTTGCTGTTGTGTATGATCCTGCAGTTACTGCTGTGTTTGCTAATTTATCGGCTGTTACTGCGTCATTATTTATTTTTGCTGTTTCAACTGCACTTGCTGCAATCTGTGCTGTATCAACTTCATTATCTTCAATATCACCGTTATCTATTACTGTATTTCCATTTGAAATAATACCCATAAGATCTCCTTTAAATTTTTTCTAATTTTAATCTAAATTTTTCATTAGATTTATTATTGATTAAGTATATATCTTCGGCACCTTCTTGTAAAGTCCAGCTACCCTTAGATCCGTCAACAATATTACCTTCTTTTTTATGTTCGTTATTTAAGTGTAAATCCCCAGTATATATGTTTCTCCATACATTCCCTGAAGCACCTAAGTCATAGGTGTCATTTGCTCCCGGTACAATATTGCCAGTAGCTGTGATAGCACCAAAATTAGAGAAGGTTACATCAAAAACACCAGTGTTAGTTGCTACACCATCAAGATAAACAATTTTATATCCTTTATCACCTGCTGCAAAAGTAACTGTTGCACCTGAACCTGATACAGCTTTTAATTGTACTGTGTGTGCACCAGACGTACCATTTTTAATTATGTAAAAATTTTCTGTAAGAAGAGGAAATCTAATTACTCTAGCTCCAGATATTGTTCCTGTAAATTCTAAAACTCTTTGTTGAGCAGTACCTGTTGTAGCACCATTAGCAATACTTAGGTCTTGGTTACCCGCACCACCAGCAATTGATATACTTAAAACACCACCTGTTAATTGTTCAATAAGACTTAAATTTGTATTTGTTTTATCTCCCCATGTACCAGCGTTTTCGCCAGTCACCATTAGTTCAATTCCAAGATCTGTGTATGTTGATGCCATATTTTTATTATATCCTTTTTAAGCTGCTAAATCAACTTCTGTCCAAACGTTAGATACCCCTGGATTTATTTCAGCCCAAGCTGTTATATTTGGATTTCCAACACTTGATTGTAATAGTATTCCAGTAACATCTATGTCAGCGTTCGCTGTTGTAGTAACTGAACCTATAGATGTAGCCATTTGAATGCCTGTAACTTCAGCTACACTTACTGCATCTGCTGCTCCAATTGAACTTGTTAGTTGAATACCTGTTAATGAAACATTAGCGTTTCCTATAGAATTTTCTTCCCCCATAGACATCGTTAATTGTTGACCAGTAACCTCAGCAGTGAAATCCGTAAAGGCAGATTCATTTCCTAAGCTTAAAGATAATTGCTGTCCTGTAACACTTACATTAGCAATACCTGTAGTTGCAACTGCGCCAGCAGAAGCTGATAATTGCTGTCCTGTAACGGCCACACCAACATCTATGGATGTGGTAACTGAGCCAATTGATGAAGTAATATCATGTTCAGTAACCACAACACTTACGTTACCATCAGCAGCAACAGAGTATGTTCCTAGTGAGATATTTGCTTGAGATCCTGTAACACCTACACTACCGGTTATTTGAAAAGATACATCGTTAGTAGAAAGTGTTAACTGAGATCCTGTAACACTTACTTGAGAGCCTGCAGATACGGACGAATTTCCTACAGCAGTTTGTAATAAGAAACTTGGAAGAGTTCCCGCACCTGTTGTTGTGAAAACATCTACAATTGGTACTTCAAAAGTGCTTGGACTTAACGCTCCAAAAGGTGCCTGAGCAAAAGCAGTTAATGTGTCTTGTGTAAACTCTTTATTACTTATAGATAATTCTTGCCCTGTAATAGGAGCAACTATATTAATAACTTCGTCTCCTATAGCAGTAGTTAATTGAGAACCTGCTGCACTAACTAATGCAGAGGTACCTGCAACAGATTGACCAATACTAAAAGTTGCTTGAATACCTGTAACATTTAAATTGGCATCACCAGTATTAGACTCTTCGCCCATTGATCCCGTAAGGACAATACCTTGAGGATAAGCAATGACGTTGTTATCTTCTGCTGAAAAGGCCGCTCCAGAATAGGCGGTTACCCCAAAAGCCATGGCGTTTAAATTTCCTCTAGTTTAAACTTGTATTTTTTACCGGATTTATTATTAAG